TAGAGAAAGAAGGTATAGCTATTGACACTGTATATGTTAAAGATGCTATTAGTAGGATTGACCAGCGTCGAAATGAAGTAGAAGCTAAAATTTATGACTTAGCCGATAAGGAGTTTAATATAAATAGCTCCCAACAAGTGGGTGAGTTGCTGAATGAACGAGGAATTACATCATCTATTCAGACTCCTAAGGGTAAAGAGTCTTGGAGTGAGGTGGCATTAGTTCAGATAGATGACCCCTTAGCAGGATACATTAGGCAATATAGGGCATTAGAGAAATTGAAATCCACTTATCTGGAACCATATTTAGATTCTCCTGTAATGCATACTTCGTACTGTAATTGGGGAACTTTAACAGGTAGGCTCTCTTCTAAAGAACCTAATCTCCAAAACATCCCCAGAACCCATTTCAAGTTGCTGGATAGGGAACTTACGGATGGTGAAAGGGAAACCGTGAGAGGCCGTATAAACGCCATTATAGCCGCCAAAGGTACTAGTGCAGTCTTAGACCTTAGTAACCACGTATTGGACACCTGGGGCTTTGTGGGGGACGAATCCTTTGACCCTGAGGATAGAGAACAGGTAGCAATGCGTAGAATGTTTGTTCCTAGAAAAGGGCACAGGTTAGTATCATTTGATTATTCTCAGATGGAAGTTAGAGTCTTTCTGAGTTACTTACACAATGAAGAAGTTGATGCACTATTGGCAAGAGAAGATGTAGATTTTCATGGGGAAGCCGCAAAGATTGCTTTTGGTGTGGATGAGGGTAGTAGTGAATATAAGTTTTATAGACAGATGGCAAAGAACATTACGTTTGGAGTTATCTATGGTATAGGGAAGGCCAGGCTTGCTAATCAATTGAATGTGTCTGAGAAAGAAGCATTTCAATACAAAAAGAAGTACTTTGCTGGCATATCTGGGTCAAAGTCCTTTATAGATAAAGTCTCCCGCACAGTGGTGGCACGGGGTTGGGTTAAGAATCGGTATGGTAGGGTCTATAAAATACCAGCTGATTTAGCCTATAAAGGGGTTAATTACTTAGTACAAGGCACGAGTGCCGATATTATAAATGAAAGGATAATTAAAATACATGAATATCTTAAAGATACAAAATCTCACATCTTACTTCAAGTCCATGATGAAATCATTTGTGAAATCCCTGATGATGAAATACACAGCGTCCCATCAGCAATCCAAGAAATATTAGAGGAGAATAGTTTGGGGATTCCCCTCAAGGTTGACGTTGAGGTATGTGACCCTTCGTGGGCCACTAAGAAGTACTTGACTGATATACCTAAAGCTGTTACACTAGAAGAAGCTATAGATTGGGAGTAAGGAGGATAGATATGGTAAGTGGTATTAGGAAGTGGTTAACTTCCTTCACATCAACGGAAGCTAACACACAAGTAACTAAGGCAGAAGGGAAAGTTGGGCAACAGGCATTGTTATTGGGAGTAATTCAAAAGTCATCTGGTGGGTTGATTAATGGGGAACTGGCTGACCTTTCTGGATTAGGACGGGAACAGGTGTTTAGGCGGATGCCCGAGTTAGAGCAGTTAGGGCACGTAGAACGCCATTATGGTGAAGATGGTCGAGCGGTTCATAGACCCCATAAAGGGTATAAACAACAAGTATGGTTTCTAGTACAAAAGAAGGGGGAGTTTAATGGCTAAAGTAAGTGTGCATTTAGGGTTTACGTTTAGGGTCGGGCCTCTAGAGACGAATCAGTACAGCCGTATTGATGTGGATGTTAGGGATATAGATACTGAAGTATCTGTGAAAGACCAGATGAATGAAGCATCTAAGACCCTAGACCAAGTATGGACAGTGGTTAGGGAAGCGGTAGATGAAAAGATTGAGACTGTCTTAGACGCTGGCAGTACAGCATGAGTGAAGTAGCAAGAGCTAGAGTATTAGAGGATGTCTTAGAAGAACGAGAAAGGCAAGACACATCCTGGGATGCTCATTTATATGGGTATGCTCATTATATTCAATTAGCGTCCATATGTTTTGCTATGGCTGAATTGTGTAAGGAGGAAGAGACAAAAAATGAAAGACACGGCTGATGAAGTAATTGCCCAATTATTGGGGGATAAAAAACTAAACTTACAAAAGGGGAATAGTGATGTCTTTAATTACACACGGATTCCCTTTGGCATTCCTGCACTAGATAAACTTACTGGTGGGGGCATACCTAAGAAACGTATGACCATTATGTATGGGCCTACAAATGTAGGGAAGTCCTATCTTGCTTCCCAGGTGGTGGCAAATGTTCAACGAGACGGGGGAACTGCCGCATGGATAGACACAGAACTATCCTGGGATTCCGCATGGGTGGAAAAGTGTGGTATAGATGCTGAACGTATAATGGTATCGCAGCCTACTAGTGGGGAAGAGGCTTTAGGGACAGCTAAAGAACTTATGAGGGCAGGAGTAGACATCATTGTTTTGGATTCGATTGCGGGGTTGGTTCCATCAGATGTGCAAGACAATGAAAAAGGGTTTGAGTTTAGTCCAATGGCCTGGCAAGCTAGGTTTGTAAATTCCGCCCTCCCCAGACTTCTACCCAATTTAAAATCTGGGTCAGCATTCATTGCTATCAATCAAGTACGGTCAAGTATTGGCCCTGTAGCCCTAGACACTATGCCTGGAGGGTTAGCCCAAGGATTCTTTGCTCACTTCTTGCTTCAGGTTAGAAGGTCTGGGTGGATTGAAGAGGGTAAGGGAAATAAGGTTGGGTTTGATATGGAAGTCAGATTACGTAAAAGTAAAGTGGGGGGAGAGAACTGGAGTAATGCCGTGGTGCCTTTTAGGGTGGATGGTGGAATAGACATCTTAGAAAGCTATATTAGAGAAGCCATACAACAGAAGTTGATTATTCAGAAAGGCCCGTGGTATGATTATGAAGGAACGAAAGCTATGGGTATGAATGGGCTGAAAGACCAATTTCTTAAAGATGCTAATTTACTTGAGAAGTTAAAAGCCTGTGTTACCTAGAGATTATACTAAACAAGAAAACCTTATTGCAGACCAATTATCGGAATTCGGTCTGCGGTATGACCAACAGGTGCCCATAAACCAGTTTACAGCTGACTTCTTTGTGCCCGAATTAGGTCTTGTCATTGAAGCGGATGGGGTGTATGGGCATTTGGGAAAGAGGGATGCGTATAGGGATTCTGAAATAATGCGAGTCTTTGGGATAGAAAATATTTTACACATTAAAGATACTACTAAACAAGGAATAAAGGAGACATTATGGCAGGCATTAAACAACTTAACCAACGAGTAGAAACCAAAACTCGTAGCCGCACATCCAATCAAGATAAATGGCTCCTTAAAATGTTTGAGGATACCTTGGGGTCTGAACAAAGAAGTAGTCGAATTGGAGTCTTTTACCCCTCTATGTTAGGGAATGAGTGTGATAGGTATTTGTACCTAGCATATAGGGGTGTTCTACCTCAGCAAGTGATTAGTAGCGGAACCCAACGGATTTTTGACACTGGGTCTTCTTTAGAAGATAGGATGACGAAATACTTTGAACAAATGGGGATTTTAAAGGGGCGGGAAATTCCCCTTAAATGTGACAACCCCCCTATTTCAGGACGAGCAGACTTCTTGCTTGCCCATGAGGAGCATGAGGAGATTGTGTTAGAGCTTAAATCCATTAATGATAAAGGGTTTAAGAACTTATACAGTAAGCCTAAACCAGAACATGCAATACAACTACAGATTTATTTGCAGCTATTGGACAAAGCCTACGGGATTGTATTGTATGAAAATAAGAATGACCAGAAGTTGAAAGCATTCAAAGTACCCCGAAGTGCTAAAGAGTGGAATACTTTAGTCAATAGGTGTGCTAAAATACAGGAAGCGGTAGCAATACCAGATAGCTGTACTGGGCCATCGTGGTGTGCTTGTAGGAACTATAAGGAGGGTGAAGATGGTAGAGAAGTGGACACCAATGAAAGCATTGGGGAAAGCGAATAGAGTTATAGATGACTTAATGGTTCCCCCGTTTAAGACGGATTTAAGTGAGCAGCCCAACCTAGAATTTGCAAACCTGATGAATGCTGATTCAAAAACGTTAGAAGAGTTTTTAACCTTATATGGTGGGTATAAAGCATATTTAGAGTCTAGGGTAGCAGATATTGAGGCTGGGAAGAATGCTTTAAAAGCAGCGTTTGATGAGGGGTATGCGACTGCTGGGTATAAAATGGCAGAGGATAGGGAATCAGAGGGTAGGAAGAAGCTGACTAGAGATGAGGTTCGTGGGGCGGCATTAACTAACTACCCCCAGTTACGAGAGTTGAGTCGGGAAATTATTGAGCAAGAAGCTACCTACGTGAAAATGTCTGGTATTCTTAGTGCTTATACTTCTGCGTATCATACAGTCTCAAGGATTGTAGCTCTCCGTATCTCTCCAGGGGTTAGTTATGGATAAGTATTATCTAGGGTTGGATTGTTCTAGTAAAGCTGTTCACGGCAGTATCATTAATCATGATGGGGTCTTGCAAGAAACTATAAAATGGACTTCCCCAATTAAGGATTTTGATGCCAGATTCGTGGCTTTTTTGACTAATTTTTATGAAGAACTGGGTATAATAGTAGAAAGGTATCCGTCTTTATGGGTGGCTGTCGAAGCCCCCATTTTTATTCAGAACCCCCGAACCACGATGCAGATTGCTTCTGTAGTGTACGCTACAAAGTTTATCTGCTCTTTACATGGCTTGAATAGTATATTAGTGCAAAATAAGACATGGAAGAAAGTTACGGTGGGAAATGGAAATGCCACGAAAAGCGATATTTTAGAGTATGCAAATAAGTTTTTGGATACTCAGTTTGCAGAACAGGATTGGGCTGACGCAGCTTGTGTAGCTTTGTGGTGTAAAAAATGGTATATGGAATTGGCAATTGAATTGGCAGAGGAGATAATATGAGTGTAGTATTTTATATGAA